CGGCGTGCGTAAATTCCTTGTCGATGAGCGTCACAAGATCGCTATAGGTGTGGTGTTTAACCGTCGAAGAGTCCGGCTTGTGCACGGTATACACCTTGATTTTTCTGTCGTCGCCCATCACTCGACCCCTTGCAGGAATTCTTCTTCGGTAGGCGGCTCCTGCTCCGGCTCCGCCTGCTTGGTCATCGTCAGATGCGCCTGGCGCACCTGGGTCTGGATCCACACAAAGGTCTGCCAGAAGGCTTTCGATACCTTGTGCTCGGCGAGCACCTTTGCCTCGTCATGCGCCGGCGTGTTGATGAGATTGGTGTCCTGTAGGATGCAGCCGCGTTCGATCACATCGAGCAGGGCGTCATAGCGCAGGTCGTTATAGAGCGAAGCGAGCTGCACCTGGGCGTCCTGCGTCAGCGGCAGGTCCACCAGAGTCAGCGTGCGTTCCGTTCTAAGTTTTTTAGCTGTCATGGGGCGTAGACACTCCCTGCCATATCTTCACGGTCCCACTCGCGCTCATCCCAACTTGCCGCCTGGTCGTTGGCCTTGCCGAGCGTGTCGCGCGCGATTTCGGCCTCCGCCTTCTGGTCAATCTCTTCGCTCTTTGCCTGGTGCCGCGCCTGGATCGTTGCCACTTGTCCCTGGATCCGTTGCAATCCAGGGTTGTTCTGCTGGAACTTCTGTGCCTCTTCGGGCGTCATCTTGCGAATCAGTTCACGGGTGTTCTTCCACTCGCTTACTTCCATGAACATCATCAACAGCTCTTTCACGTCGACAATCCAGCCGGTCGCGTTGAGCTGCTGAATGATGGGCGCGTTCTCGAAAATCTGCGCCATCATGGGCAGGGCCGCGGCCATCGCCTTCTTAGCCGCGAGACGTGCGCCGGCCAAACAATCGAACTGGTCGTACTGCTCATAAAAGCGGTCGCGATCGAGTTCAAATTGTGCGCCGAGCTTGTCGCCGAGAATTTCTCGAATCTTGCTCGGCGTCATGCGGTCCTTTACCAAAAAGTCCATCAGCTCTATAAACGGCAGAAGTATGCCGTTGACGAAGTGGCCGACCGGCCCTTGAATTTTTGCAGCATTTGCCGAGATGATGCCTCCCGCGCCGGTGGCGGTCCTGGCTGCTGTCGATGTGCCGCGTTGAGGCAGATTGCCTTGGGTGAACGCCTGATCCGCGCCTACCGTGCTCTCTGCGCTCGTGCGAGCGTCTTGCAGAATGGGAAAGACTTCAGCCGGAACGCGCGGTTGTTCCACGAGCGCGAAGGACTCGCGGATTCCGCGCGGCCCGGCAGTCACGTCCAGGATGCCGCCGAGCCGTTGCCGGATCTGCTGCGTCGGGACATTTGCGCCTGTATCCCGCATGTACTGCGGGTTGCACGCAAAACTTAAAATATCGAGCACCGCATCGGTTAATCCCTTGTCGATGCGCTGCGAATTGCCGCTCATGCGGCCTACGCCGAGGCCGTGCATGGAGTTTGGATTATTCCAGAAAGTTCCTGAGAAATAGGGGATAAACGGCAGGCTGTGCATGTCCTTGCGGATGAGCACGCCGGAGTCAGCGCCATCGACCATCAGCACCGTGTACACCCAGGTCTGGTCCCAACGCTCCAGCATCTTTATGGGGCGTTCGAGGAAGTCGGCTGTATCGGTTTTCTCGGGATTCTGCGCGTGGGCGAGCGCCCAGTTTTCATCGCCGAGCCTTACTTCCACCTGGCTCGCGGCTCCAGCCGAAAAGGGGTGGTGGTAAAAGTAATCTTTTAGTTCCTGCTCGCTCGGGATGTTGTAGCCGCCAACCTGCTTGGCATCCTCGTCCAGCTCCACCTGGTCGCGTAGTTTGTCGAGGTCGTTGAAAGTTGGGAAGGTGCAATGAACCAGCCATTTGCACTTGTGGAGTTGATTAGGACGGTTGTGGGATGGGTCGACGAAAACCGTACCAAGGTCACACATATCGAAGAACATGCCCTCGGTTGTGAATTCCTCTTCTTTGGTGACGAATTCATCGCTCTCCTTCGTGTGCAGGGTCATCGGCCCGGTAAACGGCATGGTCTCGGTGAGGGGCTTAGCCTTGGGCCGGCGCACTTTGCGAATTTTGGTCTCGGTCTGCCATCCGCCCTTGACGATGACTGTCCCGAAGTTGGTCATCGACTCCAGGGCGATTTCCGATTGCACTTCAAAATTGCAGTCTTCGAGCAGGGTGGCATAGAGGGCCGACTTCGCTCGTGCCGTGTTCTGGCTCGCGCCCGGCTTGGGGCGGATGATGAACGGCGGATTCTCATAAAAAATCCCGCTTTTCATCCCGGGAACCAGGGAATTGACGTGGGTGGCGACGGTGAATTTTGAGATGTTGGCGCGCGTCACCGCCGAATTTTCAAAAGTCGAATAGGTGCGCGGCGACTGGTAGAGCACGTCGCATTCGCGCCAGTGCAGGTTCCACTGCTTCTGGTCGATGTAGGTCTTGGCGCTCTGATAGTCCTGGATGGTGAGCTGCACCGCGGCATCATCGGTGTATTCCGGGCCGAGGATCGGCCCATTCACCGTCACGTCGTCTTTGTGGATCTTCGCTGAGCCTCTGACTCGCCGGCCCAGGAGCGATGCAGTGCTCATTTCGCCCTCACCCGGTCAGGCCCGGCATAATTTCTTCTAAAGCATATAGATTCTGGACCGGCTCGTATTCCGGCTCATCCTGCTGGTAGCGCGCCTCTGCTTCCGCCGGCGTCTCCGGCCCGAAGATGCGCTCGTAGGCGCTGGTCCGTTGCAATTGATCCCAGGCGGCATCCGAATCCTCGGCAAACTCTTCGCCGGCGATGGTGGCCGGCAGATGGGTGGTCAACTGGGCTATGACGCGGGGGATTTCGGTGTCTTCGATGATGCCGTACTGGTAGAGCTGGCGGTGGACTTCTTTCCAGTTGGCGAGGTTGTCGGCAAAGAGTAGTCTTCCGGCTTCAAGGTGAGGCTCGGCGGCTTTGATTTTAGAAGTAGCAATACTCGGGTCTCGAACAAACTCCGTCCAGGTGATCGCAAGTTGCCAGTGCTGCTCAAGGCTCTCATTACGAATACTGTTTTCGTTGTCTCTGGCTCCGGGGGTGTCTTCGATTTCGATGGTGTGCGTCTCCCATTTCTGAGCCAGTTCCACAACCTTTTTTCCCAGGGTCGTTGGCTTGTACGAAGCGCGTACAACCTCGACGACAGTAATGCGACCGTTCCAGAGCAGGCCGACAGCAGCAGCAGCGTTTTTAGAATCGCCATACTCGAATCTCCACGCGATATGCACGGCTCCGTGGTAGGGCAGGTCGTGCTCTGCCTGGCGGCGTTTTGCCAATGTTTCCTGTGGGAAGGTGGGCACGAAGTTGCCCTCGGCCACGTTCATGTACTGGGTCCAGAAGCTCTCTGGATCTTCGCCCTTGACTTCCCGCAGGTAGCTCCACGAGAGCTGCTTGGGGAACTGGAGTTCCACGTCCTGCTCGCTGAGGTCGTCGTCTTCCATGTGCTCGGCCCACGGCTTGCGGTTATAGGCTGGTTTCCAGAGCAGGGCGGTGCGCGGCCCACGGTTGGTAATCATGTGGGCATACAGGTCGTTAGGTCCGTACCGGGTCGCGGTCAGATCGACGAAACCCCACTCGGGGAGCATTTTGAGATTGACGTAAAAATTCTTGCGGACTTTACGCAGCGCCGCCGCCGTCTGCGAGTTGCGATTGTCCTGCACGTCTTCGCTTTTGATAATGTCCGGGTGCCAGCCGGAGAGCGATTGTTCGATCGACACGGCCTTGATGGTGGGATCGCGGCGGTATTTCTTCCTGGCCGGTGTCCAGAAGACGCCGGCCTTGGGAAAGCGTTCGATGACGTGCTCGGGAAACAGCGTATGGAAGCGCGTCGACCAGGTGCCTTTGGCGCGGTAGAAGTGGCTGGAGCACTCCTGCACGTAGGCGTCGGCGAGCGGCGAGTCTTCGGAGTTCGAGGCAGTCATCACCATGATTGCAACTTCGGTGTCGACGATTACCCACTGGATCGTATCCACGATATTTATCGTGGTTTTGTACGTCCGGCGCGGAAGTATTAACATTCTGATTTTGAAGGGACTTATGGCCGCGTGCTCCTGCACGGTGCGGAAGGGGTCTTTCTTGACGAAAAAATCGCAGATTTCGCCGTGGTCCTCGCGGTTTATGTCCGGGTAGCCAAGCACGTCATGGGCTAAAAAAATCAGGTCGGTTTTAGCTCGGAGGCGCAGCTCCATGCGCAGGTCTTCATCCTTGGGCACGTCTTTCCAGCGGATGAAGGGTTGGCTCACAGAACTTCCCCCCTGGCTGCGTAGTGCCGCTCGATCAGCGATGCCGCCTCGTAGAGCGAATCGAGCAGTGGTTTTTTACCCCAGAAGGTGACCGCGCTCGAATCGTCGTCGCCGGGCCGGTGGATGAACGGGCCGGATACCTGCCGGGGCTGTCCCGGCTGCGTGTTGTCGTTGACGGTGACCGGCAGATACAGCCAGAAGCGCACGCCCAGGAATTCCTCGCCGTCGACCGTCTTGGTCACCAGCTCGACGGGGCCGGTTAATTCTTCGGCATAGACATTCACCCTCATGCGGGCACCAGGCCGCGCTGGAGGGTGTGGTAATCGGGCACCAGGCCGAAGGTTGCGCAGGTAGGGCAGGGCGCGCCGCGCCACAGGCCGGCTCCCTCGCAGTTGGGGCACTGGGTCACCTCGACGTTGCCGTGGCAAATCCGGCACACGGTATCGCACCTGTGCTCGGTGCGAATGATTTTGCCGGCGTTCTTGACCTGCTTTTTGCGCGCATTCGGGCAAAATTTGGCCATAAGTTCCCTTTCTTTCCCAGGGGGAGGAATCGGAGTCAATCGGCTACTCCCCCTGGTTTTTCCCGCTTCCCGGCCTCCCCTGGGATTTTCCGGGTTGCAGGAAGTTAAGCGCCGGGGATGCCGGGAGGCGCTGCACCGGCTCCAGGAACCCCTCCTGGTGGCGGTGCGCCCCCCTGGTCCGGGGCGGCGGCATCCTCCGGCGGCTGATCGTCGGCGCCCGGCGGCGGTGCTCCGGCGTCGGGCTGATTTCCCATGTTTTCAAGCAGATGGGCGGCGGCATCTTTCTTGCTCATGAGTACATGGTGCTCGGTCGAATGGTGGGTTCCGTCCTTGTGCCGCTTTTCGACCGTGGCGTGAAATCCGCCGTTGTCGGCGCGCTCGTAGTTCACGCTGTGGACGTGCGGTTTTCCCTTTTTCTTTTCCCCACCGTCGGAAAGTGCCCCTTGCAGGCGTTCTGAAATGTCGGATGGCATAAGTGCCCTCAAAAATTCTTATCGCGAGCGCCTAGCCAGGTTGTAGGCCCGGCGCGGGGCATCAGGAGTCCACGGTCAGACTCCCCGGTGCGGTTAGAAGTCGAGAGTCAGGGAGGTGAGGTATGCGGTATTGCCGGCCCCGCTCACGCCGAAGGTGAAGCCGGCGGCGAAAACACATACCGGATCCTGCGGCCCGATGGTGTTGCCCCCCTGGACGACGTTGAGGTTGGTCCCGTTGAGGCCGGTGAGGCCGTTGGCGACCGGCACGGCTCCGTCGATCACCATATTTTCAAAATCCGTGAAGCTGCCGCCGAGCACGCCGCTGATCGAGTCGAAAATCAAATCGGCTTCGATCCACCAGGGGCTTGTGGCGGCGTTGATGACTTTGGCAACGGCGGTGCCCAGGAGTTTCCAGCTTGCGGCGGCGAGCGGGTTGGAGGCGGGAACCACGTTGGCGGCGTAGAGCGAGGGCGCGCCGGTGGTAGTGGCTCCGGTGGTCGTCGCCTTGCCGCTGGCGCGCACTTTGAATTTGCGGCCTTCGAGGGTCAGCTTGCCTGGTGCGCCGATGGTGCAGGCCAGGGTGGGGTTGGCGAGCAGCGCGAAAAGCTGCGCGGTGGTCACGGGTGCGACTAGGTTGGCCGCTGGCGGGGCTTGCTGGATGGTTGCTGCCGGCATAGGTAACTCCCTCTGGTCACGTTTCGGTAACCACCTGAGAAGAATCGTGCCGTGTAGCACAAAAATGCAAGGGAAATTTTCGGAAAGGTTGCCTGGGTTATAAAAAACTTTTACGGTTTCGCTGGAATTTCGCTGGTTTCGCTTTTCATTCCTCCATCGGCAGTTACAATCGGGGAGCAGTTTGCCACTTTCCCGGCTCACCGGCGCGGCCCAGGTCTTCGGGCGTAGGCCAAGCCCGAAGGGGGAGGGGTGATGATTGAAGCG